GCCTTGTTCAATTTCCGCTCAATCTAAAATTGTCTCCCGTGCTCCACATATGGGACCGTTGATTCCAACCTTGGAATTTTCAGTACCATGGACAGGGAAAAGGTGGCTAAATATGGCCGCCCTTGCAATGAATAGATTTGAACGGCGTCGTTAACTTCATTGGAGTTATTACTCATGTGGAATCCCTCATCTCCCGTAACGGGAGGAGCACAGACAGGTCTCACGTCCCCAACGTACACTTTGACGTTGGGTCGTGCGCCTGATGGGAACGGAACTCAGCACCTTGTTACCGCCTTTGGCGGTACACAAACTGGAGTTCGTACCCATTCTGTGTCAGATCCCTTCACTTTGATGGTGAAAGGTCCGGCAAACCCTCGGGTTCTGCCGTCGCCTAACCCCACCACTGGGAAGTACGGTGCCATCCCTCGGAATGTCACAACCCTTGTCGCTAGGAAAGGTGTGAACTATGCCGCAAGCAACGCGCCTGATGTCTGCCTGATCCGCTGTGAAATCAGCGTTCCGGCAGGTTCAGACTCGTATGATTCGGCAAACGTCCGAGCTGCCATAAGCCTCATGATTGGAGCACTGTATGAACAGAGTTCCAATTTTGGCGATGGTGTAATTCTGGGACAACAGTAATGAATACTCAAAAAGTATTCGACCGTTTCCTGAATAGCCGTCGCTTTTGGCTTCTAGTTGGTCTGTTTTTCGGCTCGGATGCGAGTTCAAAGCTACAAGAGCTTTTTCGCGTCTTCGCTGAAACACTGAACTAACTTTCACTCAACTTACCCTAATGGAGAAGTTATCATGAATCTAATGATTCACTTAGTTATCGCTGCACCCGATGTGGCTAAAAACCACTATGCACTTCAGACCTCGGATAGGATGATTTTGCCTACCACAGGGACGATGCGCATGATGATCGGAAATGACATGCTAACGATGACAGGTGCCCGGGTCTTCGATGAGAAGTCCTTGGCACTTGTTTATCGCGCAATCACTGCCGGTCTATTCGGACGCGCTTCTAAGAAGCGCTATTTCCTCTGGATCCACGACAAAGACGGGTTTACCCGCGGTTACTTGCCACTTTTCACACAAGGTGATAGTGGTGAGCGCCGAGGGCGTCCGCCGTTGAAGTATATCGTAGAGGCAGTAACGCATGATAGTGAGCCAGAAATACTTAGTGCCCTAAAAGAGCTCTATTTACACTGGTTTTTCTAGAGTGTTTGGCAGTTACTGGGAGAAGCACTGATGGATCTTAATCCTCAAGCTCTTTACTCACTCCTACGTCGAGATTTAGCATCGTACGTCAGTGATCAGGACTTGGATTTTCTTGCCAAGAACGATCTCTGGCCCGATGCGTCTCTCACAGAAGCTGCCTGTGCTTCCATCCTTAAGTCGATTCTCAAAAAGTTGAGAATACGGAACTCGAAGGAACAGGATAGACAGGCCGCGACTAAATTTATGGCTATCAATGAAAGATGCCGTAAATGGGAGCTGCAGCTTCAGAACTCAAGGGAGGAGGCTCTATATGGCGAATTTAAACGCGCCATATATGAGTTCTTTACTCCTGAAGGTTTCGACCTCGTAGACAATCACCTAACCGTTCTCGACGTGAGTCGATGCGGTCCTGGTGCTAGTCTCGAGGCGAGGGGTGGCGATAGTTATACAAAACTATTCTCCAGCCCTCTAACCTGCACTGATCCGACCTTATACTTTTGGTATAAGCGCCACTGTTCCTACTTCCCAAGCTGGGACTCCGCGGAGAAATTCCGCGCAGCTCAGTTCGGTGATAAGTCGGTGGTCGTAGGAAATCGTTTAAGCTTCGTTCCAAAGGACGATAAAGTCTCACGATCAATATGTACTGAACCTAGTCTGAATATGTATTTTCAGCTAGGATTAGGTCATATGTTTGAACGTCGCTTGTTAAGCATGTTCGGATTGAACATGTCGACGCAACCGTTCAAAAATCGTGAGCTCGCCCGACTTGGGAGTCAGGGTTGGGGATATGTCACCATTGACCTATCCTCCGCTTCTGATTCAATTGCACTTTCGATGCTGGAATCTGTAGTGCCGCGAGGCGTTATGAACCTCGTTAAACTCTACAGGAGTCCAGT